GGACGCTCACTCAGGACGGACATTTACAACCTGAAGCATCGCACAAGTGTGTGCGAGCGCACCGAGTTTCCAACGCCCAAAGCGAACAAAGTGGGCGGATACAGCAGTGCGAACTTTTCGCCGACATTGGAGCAAGTGATACAGGGAGTCTTGAATCCGTCATGGGTGGAACAGTTGCAGGGCTTTCCGCAGGGATGGACGTATGTTTCCGATTCTCCGCCCGCCCCGGCGAAGAACAGCACGAATGGGAAGCGCCGCGAACAATCACCAGCAAGCTGCCTGACCGTGCCAAACGATTGAAAGCGTTAGGTAACGCCGTCGTTCCCGCACAGGTCTACCCTATCCTCGTAGCCATCGCAAACCGATTCAGCGAAGTTGATTTATCTGACCCGTTCGCCGAGGGGTAATAGAATTTTGCGCCTGACCATCACGGCTGACGATATCGCGCAAGGGAAACGCTCTGATACGTCCTGCTGCCCGATTGCCTTATCGTTTCGCAGGACGGCACAGAAAGAGCGCATCAGGGTAGCGGCGTTATGGGTGGTCGCTCCTCGTATCGTCTGTGCTACTGATGTTTACAAGGGTATACAGCGGTCATGGGCGATGCCAGAGGTAGCGGGTAAATGGTTGATAGCGTTCGATAAAGGCGAAACGGTTTCGCCTTTATCGTTTGAGTTGAGAGAGGAAGTCAATGGATTGTTACCAGTTGATTGAATTGAGGAATGATGCTGATTGTATGTCAAGCGAATATCCCTCTGTGTCTGAGCGAATCAGGAAGGCGATATCCTACATCAAGGAGTTGGAAGCGGAAAACGAGAGGGCGTTCGATGAAAAAGTCCAGCGACAGGAAGCTGATGAGGATTTACAAAGCGCTCTGGATTCGCGGGATACTCGCACAAGTGTGTGCGATAAATGGTTTGAGAAACACGAAGCCGCCTGTTGTCGGATTGGGGAATTGGAAGCGCAGATAAAAGGGGCGAGGTAGGATAATCTACCTCGCCCCTGACGTTTTTACTTTGCCTTCCTCCAGTACGCTTCGACGTTCTCAACGATGGCGCAGAGAGCGTGTAGAGGCATAATCTGGAGTTTGACGACCAATTCGCTGTCGTTTATGCCCCATTTAACAGCGTATTCGGGCTCCGCGTCGGCGACTTCCATCCATAAATTGGAAATCGTGTCGGGCGTGATGAATGTCCCATTGAGGATATCGCGCAGGTAGTTCAGTTCTGCCTCGCTGAGTTTCTCCTGGACTTCCTCGTCGCCGTCTGCGATGAGCGCGGCGTATCGTTCGATGGTGTTTGTTGTCGGGGTAGAGATAGATTCCCTACCCGCTCCGAACTCCCGTACAGGATCGACGCGGGAACGGATAAACTCCTCCGCTTGGGGCGATAAAATTACACCGATGCGGTCTGTATGACGTTTTGATGGCATTAGATACTTATTTCCTTCCTGTTGTAGGAGATGCAATCAGTTCCCTGCCGCAAACACGGCAGGGAATGGTCACTTGTTGGTCAGGCATTAAGCAGTCTCTTTCGCGTTTACGATAGCGACAATCGCTTCTAACTGATCCGTTGTCAGTTTTAAATAGTCGATTTCCTTAAAGGCTTTTTGCGCCTTTATCCGTCGATCATGTTCTTTTCGTTCATCTACAAATGTTTGGGTCAGCGGTCTGATTGATCCGAAATTCCATCCACTACCGCCGTACTCCTTGCCTGTTTTGCGGTCAAATGTCAATCCGCCCGCCATAATGCGGCAATTAGTCACGCGGGTCACTGTTGAGATTCCCCATCGGCGATTGTACAAGGCAACCTTGTCGCCTTCTTTCAATCCTTCAATCCATTCTTTTGTCGCTGTCATTATCTTTGCCCCTCTCGATGGTTAAAACTGTATTTCTTTGCGGTATTCTTCAGGGAGATACACTTCCCATAAGGGATCGCTTACCTCCCACGCTCTCCCGTTGTAGGATATGCGAGCGATTAGTTTTCCGTCGTCGTTGCGTACTTCTCCAGCGCCGCCCGACCAGTTGCCGCTCCCGATATCTGCGGCGGCGATGAACGCTTTACAGGCGATAGAAGCGCCTTTGATATCGTCTACGGGGATGGTGACGGGCGCTATAATGTTTTGTTGATGGCGGGGGTAGTCAGGATTGAATACCGAGCATAATTTGACTGTCATAAGGTTCCCTTTCCGGTGGTTGTCTGGTGTGATCTCCTGACTTGTCTATAGTTCGCTGTCAATCACAGACGAGGCGCAATCCAATGTGCAGGGGTGTGTGCCTGTCTCGTCTATGTGCTTTTCGTTAACTCTAACGAGGCTGTAGTGCTTGCGACAGTAACCGCCTTTTCCGCAGGAGTCACAAGCCTCTGGCATACCTTCGCTTCGTCGGGCGATGTACCAGACGCCATTGACATTGGTCATGTACGCCTGTTCCCATACGTACCCGCCTGTCGCTCTGCCTTTATTTCCCATTGTTTTGTCCTCCGGTTTTGTATTCGTTCGCTTTTTGCTTTGCCTCGGCGAGCGTGTCGCATTGGCAGATGATGGTGTAATCTCCTATCACCCCCTCGGTGTTCGCGGGTATCATGACTTCGTACACTGGTTTCAATCGAATCCAGGATATCTTGCAGAAGCGGTGCTGTTTTTTGATGATGGGTTTCATGGTTGCCGTCCGTCTGGTTCGATGGTAAAATTCAGAGTCTAAACTCTCAGGCAGGGCGCTGATACATCAGCGCTCTGCCTTTTCTGTTTGTTAGTATTGCTCCTGAAGGACGCGGCGCAACAAGTCTTTCCGCATAGCGCACAAAACGAAAAAGGCTTTTGAGGCGAAATAGTCCGGCGCTTCGCACGATTGGTACTCCAGACTGTTGATTATGTCGTTGACTTCCTTGTTGCTGAGGACTTCCCGCGAAGGGCAATAGACGAAGTTCCGTTCGTTGGTTTCGCTGTAGCGGTAGTCTACGCTGTCAACGTTTTTGTTGTAGAGCATCTCCGCGACAGACGCGGCATTCTCGCGTGTGAGGTATTCGTACCCGTTCGCCGTTTCAATCCATAGCCTGTCGTATGAACAGCAGGGGTCTGCGAAATGATTTACAAGGCTACTTATCGTTAGATCGTGTTGCATGATGTACGCGCTCATGGTGTCTAAACTCTCTTTCTTAGCGGGTCTACCGCGACTCCTCTCGTACACACTTGTACGAGAGGAGTTTCGTCTGCGACCAACAGACTCATCAGGCGGGGTTAATCTGTGTTAGGGTAATACAGCGGGCTGGTCTGGTAGTCAGGTCTTAAAACCCAAGCGCCGTATCCCGCCTTGAATCCTCCGAAGTTGGCAACATTCTTGCAGAATTTCTTTTTTTGGTTATCGTCCGGTAGTTCTATCTCTACGTTTTTTCCTGATCCGCGCACTTCGCCTTTGATTTTCGCCGTCTCCATCGCGTTGATAATTTGCGTTCTTGTCATGGTGTCTTAACTCTTTCCCCGTCACCCTTTTTCAGACTGGCTTCGGACAGTTCTAAGCGGGTTTAAGAGGGGCGACAGATGCCGCCCGGAGCGTTTGTTATTCAAATTGACATTTGTACGTTTCAGCAATTTGTCCGAAACAATCAACAGCAGACTCAAAGGTCGGGAAGAACCAAGTGATGTAGTCTTCACTGCTCATATGGTCGAGTACAAGGTACTCTCCTGTTGACTGTTCCATCATGGTCACTTTAGATACAGAAGGGTCTGCGCCTTCAAATTTCTGTACGAATGTGTTGACATCACTAAGCAGGAGCGCCATATACAAACCCTTGTTTGCAATCGGTTCTGCGTTTTCAAAAGTAAACATTGTCTTAACTCTTTCTTTGGTCTGTCTCATCAGGCGCGGTAGACCATCTCCGCACGACGCCCATCGTACAAGTGTGTACGAGAGGCGTTTCGACTATTTGACTTTGCAAGCGACAATCCGCTCGGCGGGATAATCGCAGGGATACCATCCTGCAATATCGCCGCTGTGTAAGGCGGTAGCGACTTTTTCGTAATCGTTCGCGTCATCTTCAGACGCGCCTTGATCTAACCAGTCAAGCGACGGGTCTTCGAGGTCGTTGTCATACGCAAACCTGACGACGGTCTTGATCTCGTATGAGGTCGGCGCGAATTGACCATGCGACAGAACTTTCTCAGGCTCACGGGAAGCGATGTAGGAGGTTGCTTCTCCCATCGTTTCGCACAATGCCGCGACGGTGGCGGGATGCGATGGAACGTTGTCTGAAAAGTAGTTCGGTTTTGCAATGACGGCGTAGTTCATGGTGTCTTAACTCTTTCCCCGTCACCCTTTTTCAGACTGGCTTCGGACAGTTCTAAGCGGGTTTAAGAAGGGCGACAGATGCCGCCCGTTGTCGTTTAGTAGAGAGGGATATCCTCGTCGCTGTCAACCTCAACGATGTGCAGGTTATCCCAAACGCTTAGTCTGTCTAATTTGTAATCTGATATCTGTTCGACGAGCAATCCCATAGCGGTGACAGCGAGCATTACCGCGTCTGCCATTTTGAGCGTATGCTCGTAGCGTTTGCGCGTCACAACGGTCTGGAAATTATCAGGATTGACGAGAGCGCCCTCGACCTCCATTTTGTAACCCCATTTTGTGCGCTCAACCTTCCCCGCGTAGTAGATATTACCAATCGGGAATTTTCGCCCCTTGACTGCAATGACGTACCGTGCGCCGCCATTGCCGGGACTCCGCCAAGACCGGAACTCGCTGTCAATGCGGGTATGCTCCGTCACTAATTCCGTGCGCGACATTTTGGCGACGGCGGCGTAATCAGCATCTGTCGTTGCTAATTGAACTAACTCAATAGCGGCGGCATCAGCCTCAGCCTGTAGACGGACTTTCAATCTCTTAACATACCCGTCGCCGCCATCCCATTCGGGCGCTACAGGTTCGGCGACAGGTTCGACAACAGGTTCGGCAACGGGCGCTACAGGTTCGGACTCGACGCGAACGCCGCGATGGTAGGCGCAGACAACATTACCTGCATCGTCGCGCATCTCGACCTCGACGCCCATTTTGTTCGAGTAGCCCGCGCAGTTAGATATGGCGACGAACTCGTCAGCAAACGCACCAATGGCAAAAGGCGCACTGAGCGGAATATTGGCAACTAAATTGTACATAATACAAAACTCCATGCGTAGCCCCGCCGGGATATAAACCTACTATACAGGCATAGGTCGTACTGTGTCAAGGGGATTCAGAAAAATAAATAAAAAAAGATTTTAGAATACCTGAATGAGTATAATATATATCAATGCCTATCATTAAATACCGGCGCAATCGGCATAATTACCAAATATAAAACATCATGATATATTGTGCGTGTGAAAATACCGGGCGGTGCAATGCCATAACGGATAGTCACACGCTGCACAAAACTGCATAGACCCGCGCTGTCGATCACTATGTTGATAGCGCTAATGGGATAAAATAGGTAGAGGGGGAAGGTGTATCTGCATGGATCATGTACGCAGACTCAATATCCTACGCTCAGAGGTTGCCAATGCTGACAACCGCTCACGCTCCCTCTCTACCGCTGAGAAACGTGAAATTGCACGACAGACAGGGACGGAATACAAACCTGTTGATACCGCCGCCAACGTCGCCCGCTCTGGATATCTCCCTGATACCGCCAACTCTAACGCCTTGGGCGAGATATTAGGATACGCAATCAAAACGCCAACGACACGCGACCAGGTTTCCCTGCACTCCTACCATGCAGGCAACAGAGCGCTGGACGTAGACGATAACACCGCCTACCTGCGAGGATTAGCAAAATCCAGGATAGCACAGGCGAACAAATGCAGGGCAGCGCATGACCTCAGAAACGCCAGCAAGCGCAAGCTCAACGAATACAACACACTCGCTGACAAATTTGTGACTGATTGGCGTATGACATGGGTAGACGCCCTCGCTGATATTACAGAGGATACAGAACAATGAACATCGAAACCCTTGAGAAAATGATCGAATTGGCGGCGGTATGCGCTCAAGATGCGGTATCTGGCGATAACCTCTTGCGTTACGTCGAGGCATACGTCAATCTGTGCGACATCTGGCTGGAGGTAATCGACGTAATAGACGTTGTGCCTGATGCGATTAATATTGAGTTTAACGAGAATTAACCTCGGTTAACAACAAATCTACAGTATTTAAAATTATGCCAGCGCCGCGATTAAAAGCCCCTGATGATGAATTCTTGCGTAAGGTTATGGCGCAAGGTTGGTCAACGGTTGAAATAGGCGCGGCTTGCGGGATTTCGCAACAATCTGCACATAGTCATGTCGCTCGTATTAGGCGCATGGATGATCTGGCAAACGCCGCCAAGCAAACTGAAGTCATCGAAAAAGCTGTCGCCTCCGTATTCAATTACGCCGAGCAGATGGAGCATCAGTATCAGAGGGTTGAGCGGTACATACGCAGCGCAGAGCAGTCAGGCGCAGACCCTGTCACCATTGCGCCCCTACTGGCTCGCTCTGAGTCCCTGCTGACCAATGCGCGGGACGCGATGTCGAAACTGTACGAGATACAGCAGATTCAACAATGGCAGAAAACTGTCCTTGATACGATTGGGCAATGCGCCCCTGCGGTCAGGGATGAAATTATGCTCCGGCTGAAACAACAACGTCAGGTAAATGCTGCGTTCCTGCCTCCAAGTAATTCGTGACAAATGCCTAACCTGAGCGCAAAACCTGACGACCTGTTCAATATGCTGTTCGGCGAAGCGGAGGAGATGGGTATCGTCACCGCGCAACCGAAAAAGCTCGACGGCGCGAACCTGGACATTTTTACGTGGATCAAACGCTATTACGGCGGATTCACTACGGCGGAATGGGCGGATCGTCACAAGCGGGTTTTTGAGTGGTTCGACGGTATAGAGCCGAATCTGCCGCCTGAGAACGATCTGGTCGAGACATGGGGGAGAGGCGGTGCGAAATCCTCTACCGTCGAGATAGGAACAGCACGATGGTGTGCGAAACTCTCCCGTCGCTACGTCCTGTATTTGTGCGGGACGCAAGAACAAGCCAACAAACACGTTCAGAGCATCTCTACGCTTCTTGGAACGTTGGGCGTAGAACGCAAGGTCAACAAATACGGATCGTCGCAGGGATGGCGCAGGGACGAACTGAGAACCGAGAACGGGTTCAACGTGACGGGCATTGGTATACGAGAGGCGATGCGAGGCGCAAAGCTGGACAACTTCAGACCTGACGCGCTTATCATTGACGACATAGACGATATACACGATTCTGGTGATGTGATAGCGAGAAAGATAGAGCGCATACGAGGCGACATCATCGGGGCGGGAGCGCCTCACCTTGCTATTATCTACGTCCAGAACCTTATCCATGCCATGTCCATCATGGCGAAGGTCAGGAGCCGTACTGCTGACTTCTTGATGTCGGCGAAGGTCGCGCCTATCGAACCTGCTGTGCAAAACCTTGAGGTCGAGCAGCAGGAGGACGGGACATACAAAATCGTCAGCGGTAAGGCGACATGGGCGGGACAACCTCTCGACGCTTGTGAACGCCAGATAAACAAGCAGGGTTTACAATCGTTCTTGCGCGAATCACAGCACGATATGCGGGCGGGAGGGGCGTTCTTCCCTGAGTACGACCCTGCGCTCCACCTTGTGCCGACGCCCGGTATTGACGACGTAGACAGCAAGGGGAAACCCATCTACCCGCAGTCATGGTGGACGTGGTTTGGCGGTCTGGATGGAGGCTACAACGACCCTGCCGCTTTTGGTCTTTGGTGTGTGTCTCCCTCTGGTCAGGTTGCCTGTGTCGAGGCATGGGAGGCGAAGCACGTACTGCCCGCCGAGCAAGCCAAACGGGGTAGGGAAACGCTCAGGCGATGGGGCGTTGACCCAGAACGGTGCTGGATAACCTACGACCACAACATGGCGGCATCTCGGTACAAAGGCGTTGCCGCTCCTGCGGATGTACAGGCATGGACTAAAGCGGGGTTGCGTATGCGCCCGTCTGACCCGTCGCTGGACAGGCAAGCGCACGGCTGGAACCGTGTAAGGGAGTACCTCAAGCAGAGACTGCCCGGCGACTTCCCAAAGTTAGCCATCTATGGCGGTAGTGCGGTCATCGTTGCGGATAGTCTTGGTGCGGCACGGTATCACCTGACCAAGCCTGAGGACATGGCGCACGATGGGAGCAGTCATACCTCGCACATGGTTCTGTACGCTCTGGCGGGGCAGTTTGGCGTCTCCAATGCGCCCTTGCCTCCTAAACCGAAGCCGCATGCGGAAGACCCGTTTACCGACGACGAAACCGACGACGCTTGGCTTGAATAACTGACTATGATTCTTGACCACAGGGGAAACCCAATAATCACACCGTCCGACATTCCTCCCGACATGGAGGCGATAGTCAGGCAACTGCAACCATCGTTTGCGGCATTGACACAGAGGGAGCAAGTAGACAGCTTGCTCCCTTTTGTTTTGCCTGTTCTGAACGCACCGGAAGCGGCAACACGCGACCATTTCCATAACTTGACCGACGTTGCGCTTCTCCTGCATTACCTGATGCGTCTGGTCGAGGCGCGGAACCTCAAAGAGGACGTAACACACGCGCAACTGCTGACGGGTTCTGTCTCTGCCGATTCTACAATACCTCTGCTTTACATCATGGAGCATACGACGACGACAGGTATTTACCCGGCAAACGCGCCCGAAGGGTTCCATCAGGGGCAACTGAGACGGGCGTTTGTAGACAGGTACGGGGAGATGGCGAATCCTGCCCTGATCCATCGTTTCGCCAAGCGGATTGACAAGGCGAGGCTTCTGCATCGGTTCGGCAAACGGGAGTTTGACAACCTGTGCAGTCTGCATCCTGCCATCATATGCGACCATATCAGCGAAGGTAGGTTCAAGTAGTGACCATTTCACATACCTGTGAAATTCTTGCCGTCATCGCCTTGTGCTTTTCGTGCATTGCGCTCTGTCTTGCATTGGTGGCAATCGCTCTGGCATGGCGTTTTATGCCTGTTGTACGCCCCGCACAGGCGCAGAAACCTGTCAGGCGACCGATTGAGCCTGTAGCGTCGGAACCGGAGCAGGGAATCGAATATGGCGCTCCGCAATGGTCAGACCCTGATGCCGATACGCCCGTTATCTCGCTTGCCGCACGAACGCCAGGACTGAGACAGCAAGAGCCGGAATGGTTGGAATAGGAATGGTTGGAATAGGAATGGTTGGAGTAACACGATGAGAATGCCTGCCCTGCCAAAACTTAAACCGTTTGATGCGGCGGGGTTGTTTCGTCGTCAACCTGTACCGTCTGTACCGTCTGTACCTCCTCCTCCTCCTGCGCCAAAGCCTCTCTCTGCGGCTAAAAGCGGGAGGGAAGATGCTGACAGTGAGCCTCTGACGACGACGGCTAACATTGGTAATAACGGCGATTCGGCAAACCTACCTGCGGGCGTAGCGATGACGGACAAGGAGAAGGCGCTTGTCTCTCTAATGCAAGCGAGGTTGAGGGAATCGTCTGATGCGAAACGACCTCACCTTGTTCGGTATAAGGACGCATTGTCGTTTTACAAGGGGAACCAATGGGGGCAATACGGCGAGGATGGTCGGTATAAGGATATGCGCGACCTCAAAAACCGATCTCGCGTCTATGCTACGCACAACAAAATCCGCAATGCCGCACGAAAGCACATTGCAAGGGAGCTTGCTACCAAGTCAGACATACAGGTATCGCCCCTGACGCCATTGTCTATTGACAGGGATGTTGCAAAGCAGTCTCGCGCCGTGTTGGGGCATTTGGAAGAAGTCCTTGACCTTGAGCGCAAATGGTTACAGGCGCGAATCATGCGCGTTGTGTACGGTCCGGTTTTTCACTATGTCTGGTTCGATGCGGAGACGGTTGTCCCGTTTCCTATACTGGACGATAACGCGCAATTGGAATCGGTTGAGGATGTTAAACTCGGCGAACTGAACTCGGTGCTACTGACTGCCGCGCACGTTTCCCCTGATCCCAAAGGACTCGATCTCAGAGACGAGTGTGAATGGGTGATTATCTCGCGCCGTCGCCCGTTGTCGTATTTTGTACGCAGGTTCGGTGACCGGGGCAAGATGGTGACGCCCGACAGCAATAGCGCGGTTGATAACGATATCGACTTGTTGGAGAATGTTTCTGATTCGGGGCGTAACCTGAGCCGCAACAAGGGCAAGACGGCGACGGAACACGTAATGTACGAGCAACCATCAGACGATTACCCTGAAGGCAGATTCGTCATGATGGCGGGGGGAGTGATATTACAGGAACCGTCTGTTTTCCCGTACCCCGACCTCAAGCATCCAACCATAGCCAACCGATACCTGTTTCCGGTTCACTGCTGCCCGTTTGAGGGGGCTATAGACTCGTTTTGGGGTGATAATGCCATTTCACCTTTGATAGAGGTACAGCGCTCCAGGAACCGCGTTATCTCCAAAGTGAGCGAGCATATCCGCAAAGGGGATGGCAAATGGTTTGTCGATAGCGCATCCAATGTCAAGCCGACGGCGCTGACTTCGGGTGAGCGTGATGAGATGGTTGTTTATGATGGTGTGTCTCTGAACGGCGGTAGAGAACCGTTTTTTGTGCAGACGCCGCCTTTGGATCGCTCTTTGATCGAAGCCATACGGATATTCGATCAGGACTTCGCCGAAATGAGCGAGGTTCAGGGCGTCGATATGGGACGTGAACCGTTTGCCGGGGCTTCGGGCGCAACGATTCAGAGTTTGCAGGAAGCCAGTAGCAGTACGGCTACCATCTCAGGGCATTTCTGGAAAGCGTTTCTGGAGGATTTCGCGCATATCGTGCTTGGTATCACTCGCGCCGGGTATCACACCGACAGACTGCTGTATGTCAAGGACACAGACGACAGCGGATTGTTGAAGAAGGCATTGATGAAAGCGGCGCAAACGCCTCAGATGCCTCCTGAAGTGTTGCAAGCGATGATGCAGAACGCTCCTATGGGCGCAGGGCAGAACGCGCCTCCTCCTCCGGGTATGCCCGGTATGGCTCCTCCTCCTCCGGGTATGGCTCCTCCTCCCGAAGCAATGGAAGCGGGTATGCCCGGTATGCAAGCGGGTATGCCGCAGGATGAGGAAGATAACCCTTACGACAAGGCGAGGACGCAGGTATTCAATTTTCAGAGGTTTGCCGAAGGGCGAATCAAGATTGAAGTCGGCGTTTCTTCCAGCAAGACTCCGGCGCAACGGATACAGATGGTGCTTGACATGGCGAAGGCGGGGATGTTTATACCTGAAGCCATTCCTACGACCATTGCAACGTTGCAGATGATGGACATGGAAGCGCCCGACAAGCTGACAGACGACCTTATCGCGGCATTGCAATTGATTCAGGATCGTCAGGACGCGCAACAGGCGCAAATGGCAAGTCAGGCGCAATCGGTGCAGGAACAAAAGACGCAAGGCGATATCCAGGCTAAGACCATGCAAGCGCAGATACAGTCGCAGACCGCTCAGACAAAGGCGCAACTCGACGCCGAACTGCAAAAACTCAAAGCGTCTTCGGAGGCGCAGTCTCAGGCATCTAAGGCGCAGACCGAAGCGCAAGCGCAGATGGAGATAGACCGCAACCGTCACGAATTAGAGGTAGAGCAAATGCAACTCAAGGCGATGACGGACGCCCATACGCAAGGCGCAGGGTACGCCCATGACCGTGCGAGGGCGATTGAACAGGCGCGGATGGACGCGATACGACAGGAAGCGAAAGCGGCGCAGAAACGCCTCGGCAATACGGAGAGCGAATAGCTTTGGCAATCACAACAACGGAATCAACGGGTATAAAACCCGAATCACGACAAACGTACAAAATGAAAGGGAACACAATGGCAAAGAAAATGGGCATGGGGAGTTACGAAAATTCTCCTATGGACAAGAAGATGGATAAGATGGGCATGATGAAGATGATGGCGAAAGCGGCAATGAAACCTGCGGCAAAAGCGGCGATGAAACCTGCCAGCAAGCCTGCCAGCAATCCTTCTTCCAAATCGGTTGGTTCTGGCTACATGGCGGGCGGTTCTATGACGCCGCATTCGGCAACGACCTCTGCCCATGCTACTCCAATGGGACACGCTACCATCGAAAAGATGAGGGGCGGCAAGAACTACTAAATTATACTTGTCAGTATAATTAACTTTGAATGACATAGACCGAATGGAAACCCATTCGGTCTTTTTTATTTCCAATTAAGGAATTTATTCCATTTCATGGAAGAAGAAATCGAATCACAAGGGGCGTTAAACGAATCGGATGCGCCGCCCGCGTTCGACGGAGCCGAGAACGAATCTTTCGGCGAATTTACCGATGATAGCGATACCGATGTCTCAGGTGGCGACGACCTTGACGATACCTCCGCAGTCGTTAATGAGGAGGACGGGGAAAGTTTTCAATCGGGAGAAGGCAGCGGAGAGGGCAATACCCCCAAGTACATTCCTTACGAGCGTTTCCAACAGGTCAATGACCGCTATGCCAAATGGCGACCTTTGATTGAAAAGGTGGAGGCGCAGTACGAGGACGGCGGTTCTTTGCTTTCGGCGCTTGAGGCGCAGGAAAGGGAACAAGCCGAAGCCCGGAGGGAATGGGAACGCACCCAACTCGTTGACCAAAAACGGGCGGAGAATCGGACGGCATTAGAGCAATTTACTCAGAACCAATTGGAGAATGGCTATATCTCCGATGAAGCCGCCGATGCGATGAAAGAGTTTTTAGGTCCGGTCTTCGACCAGATCGCCGAACTCGCCCCCGTCCAGCAAGAGCAATATAACGCCCAATGGGAACGCAAAGCGGATGCTTATATAGGGCATATCGCCAAGCAGTTCACCTTCATGGGCGATGCGGATAAAGCGTTTGCCAAGAACGCGCTTGCTCAAGGCATGGATGCAAACCTTTTGGAGCAGAACCTCGCCTTGATGCAACGGCGCTTCGACAGCGCCAACGCTTCTGTTGCTACAAAAGAGCGAGTCGCCGCAAACCGTGCGGTGGCAGATGTAGCAAAAGTCAAGAAACTGCCCCGCGATGAACGGGGAGGTAGGACGGAACCTTCTGCAAGCGGTAAGGCAAGCCCCGACCCGTTGCGCGACCCCGATGCCTACCGAGTCTACCTTGAAGAAACCCGTCGCGGATTCTCTCGGTAAATTCAATTTCACTCGCCTTTAAAACAGGTGGAAAAGGAATCACAAAATGGCAATTACAACTACTGGTTCAGCGGGTATCGCCGCTGAAGTCCGGCAGCACTACAACAAGAACCTGTTGTATTTCGCTCGTCCGGCATTGGTTCACACGCTCTACTCGCAGAAGGGCGTTATCCCTGGCGGCATGGGCAAGACGGTCAACTGGCGACGGTTCACCAAACTGTCTGCGGCAACTACCGCTTTGTCGGAAGGTGTCACTCCCAACGAAACCGCGATGGTGCAGGTCAATATTTCGGCGACGGTAGCGCAGTACGGTTCGTACTTCCTGTTCTCCGATGTTGTGACGGTCGCTTCCATCGACCCGATCCTTGATTCGGCGACGGAACTCTTAGGGCAGAACGCCGGGGAGACTCTGGATACTATCGCGCAGACGGCATTTAACGCAGGTTCCAACGTGCGATACGCCGCTAACCGCGCTGGTCGCTCGTCTGTCGCTTCTACGGACACGTTCAACGATACCGAGGCGCGTCGAATCCGACGCCAGATGGCATCGAACAATGTCCCGATGATCAATGTCGGCGGCACTTCCTGCTATGTTGCGGTCATTCACCCGAACGTCGTTTTCGACCTTCAGGGAACGTCCAACTATGTCGCTATCGGTCAGTATTCCGACCCTGACAACATCTATCGCGGCAAGGTCATCGACCTGTACTCAATCAAGTTCTTTGAATCGAGCAACGCGAAGGTGTTCACGGGCGCGGGCGCATCGTCCATTGATGTTTACTCGACCCTGATTATGGGGCGAGACGCTACCGGACAAGTAGATATCGAAAGCCTCGGCTTGCAGTTTATCTACAAGGGTTCTGCCTCCGGCGGAACCTCCGACCCCCTCAACCAACGGCAGACTTCGGGTTGGAAGGCGTCCTACGCCGCTGTCATTCTCAATGACACATTCCTCCTGCGGTTTGAAAGCGCGGTTGGTTCCTAACCCTTCCTATCGCGCACCTCGCACACACTTGTGCGATACTTGTGCGAGACAATAACCCAAGTACAGGCGGAGCAGACCTTATTGGCCTGCTCCGTTTTGATTTTGCAAGGAACTTTATGGCTACTCGAAACCAACCTCTGGAAACGACGCTTGGCGTTGTCTCCGATCAGCGGCATACTTCTACCCCGACCAACCAGACACTGCCGGGTTCGTATGCTCCTTCCGGCGTTATGGCAGCGACTTCTGAACCGCTTTTGCTGTCTCCTGTAGGTCAAGTCCTTGAAAAAGACTTTATCCGCGAGACGCATGAATTCGCCTCACAAATCAACTCTCAGGATAAGATTCCTATCTTTATCCCGGTTGCGGCAGGAGAAAAGCCCGGTCAGATGAGCGAGGTGACTATCAACGGTTACACATGGAAATTCCCTAAAGGCGTTTTTGTGCCAGTACCCGAATCGGTCTACCTTGTGCTACTGCAAGCGGGAAAGATCATGCCGCAACGTGTCGGCGACGAGAAGCACTACCCTCACCAGGACGATTTGATTTATCGCGCATCGAACAACTTGCCGATGAATCTCTAAGTCAGAAAGAATAAATTATGTCTGATGCCATTTCCATCCTCAGCGTGAAGGAAGCGGTGTTGCGCGACCTTATCGGTACGCGATGCCATACCAAAGCCACGCTTGCCACCGGAACAACGACAGGAACCATCAAGGTTACCAACTCCGGCGGCGTCGTCTACGCTATCAACGGATTGCTTTACACCAAAGCGACCACCGACAGCATCACCTGGGGAAGCGGTCTTACCGCTATCACCACAGGCGCAAGCACTACCGCTACGGTTTTCTATGCGGTCTGTATCGACGCTTCGGGCGCGATCACGGTTACTCAACCGTCTGCACTGAATGCGGCAGGTACGGTGACTACCAACACAGACGGCACAAACCTTCCGTCTCGCACGGCGGGAACCTGCCTCTTGGGGTACATAAAGGTTGTGATTGCCGTCTCTACTACGTTTACGCCGGGTACTACCGGACAGGCGGCGACAGGTATCACTACCACGTATCAGGACGCCGCTTGCCCTCCGCTTGTAGACACGTTTTAGTAGACACGTTTACACTTCTTCGTCTCTGTTTCACTCTCCTTCGCACACACTTGTGCGAGACTACTCAAGAATCCTTTTCCTTCTCGCACACACTTGAGCGAGAAGGAAAAGGATTCTCTTTTTTCGCGCACACCTCGCACAAGTGTGTGCGATACTTGAGCGAGCAACTACGATATGTCATCTTCAACCCGCGCACAAATCAAATCTTCTGCACAGAGACGATATCGGCAATTGGCGCGATTGATGCCTGTACGTGTCAAGCAAACGCTTGATCCGATATGGGATGATAGCGACCTTCTCAACGAGTTTGTCGATGAGATTATGGATGACCTGACGAGGGACATTCGCAATCTTTACCTGACCTACACCACCGATGTGGTGAGCGGTCAGATGAAATACTGTATGCCGCCTTTGCTGGAGATAGACGAGGCGAGGATTACATACGCGGATGGAACGTATAGCGGTCTTGCCATCAAGCGTATGGACGATTTACGGGCGCTCTTTGGTCCGATATGGCGCGACAATCCGGCGACGGGTTCACCGCTTGTGCTGGCGACAGAAGGCGTGAATGATTACCTGATTTATCCGCAACCCAACTATAACGCGGCAAACGGTCTGCGGATTGTTGGTTGGGGAACGTATGACCCGACCTCATGGCAGAACGAAACAGATACCTGCCCTTTGCCCCGTCAGGCTCAGATAGCGGTAACGCTCGGCGTCGTGATGAAGATGCTCGGCGGTACGCCCGTCGAGGCGAATGCAGAACGATCTTACAAAAAAGCGAAGGCGCAGTTCTGGACGGAGACAGCGACTATCACTCGCGCAACGGCGCACAAGTCCAATGAAATCGGCAACTACACGGCAGACTTCAATCCGCTAAATATGTAAAGAGGCGTAGACAAAATGGCAGTATCACAGGCGACTCTACGTTCTCAGGTTATTACCCTCCTGAATGAGAACACGAATACGAGTATTGGCAATCAGGAAACGGGAACCGGGGGGGGCGCAACGGTTGCGACAAATGCGACCATCGACCAGTTTCTTGATGAAGGCGCAAGCCGTATCTGTCGCAGTTTCTACCCGTTGCCGGGGAAAGGAACCATTGACGTAAACGGTAAGCGGATTGTGCCTTTACGATCTGTTTCGGCATGGATCGAACCGGGTTCCAGTTCGGATGGATCGACGCTTCACTGCTGCTATGACATTGTGATTGGGGGAGTTTTGCTCAAAGGCGATAGTTTCATGGCATCGAAACTATCGGCGACCAACTACCTGACAGCGATTGGAACTCCGGCGAAATGGCATGAAATCAGTAGCGAGAGTATCGGTCTGGTTCCTACCGCTTCGACTTCTACGACGGCGACGTTTTACGGGTTTGTCGTTCCCCCGTCTATTACGGCATCTCCTAACACGGCATCATGGATACCCGACGATCTGGCATCACTTCTGGTGATTTATGCGGCGGCGCGGATAGTACAGAAGAACGCAGACGACTCTACGCTTTACGCCAGGTTGAAAGACCATGCTACGCATTTCGATGCAATGGCGCGATTGATTTACGAGAAGATGGAAGATGACTTGAAGGTATCTTTTTACCCGACTCCTCCTCTCTCTTTGTTCGGCATGGTGACAGCGGCGGCACAACAATAATTTTTGCACAAGTATCGCACACCTCGCACACACTTGTGCGATACTTGTGCGAGGTGTGCGATAAGGAATCACACCGATGAAAACTCCAGCATGGCAACGAAGTGAAGGTAAAAACCCTAACGGCGGACTGAACGCGGCGGGACGGGCAAGCGCGAAGGCGCAAGGGCATAACCTCAAGCCTCCTGCGCCGAATCCCAAGACAAAAGCCGATGCGGGGCGTAAATCGTCGTTTTGTGCGCGAATGTCGGGGATGAAGGCGAAACTTACTTCGACAAAGACCGCGAACGATCCTAACTCACGAATCAATAAATCTCTGAAAGCGTGGGATTGCTAATGAATAAACCAGTATGGGAAACTCCTGACCCATCGCGCATACCTGCGCGAGAGAAAAAATCGACGCCATTGACGCCCAAGCAGAAGTCCGGGGCGAAGGCGATGGCGAAGGCGGCGGGGCGACCTTACCCGAACCTTGTAGACAATATGAGAGCGTCAATGAAGAAGGGTAAGTGACGGCGAGTATGTCGTCAATTTCAGGGTAGTAGCGGGAGCGAGTTACCTGAAGTGATTTTTTTGGAGTAACAACTTATGCCTGCAGTATACGTTCCTTCACAGATAGCCGATATCAACCTGCTCGGACGCTCCCTAAAATTCGGTGGGTTGTCGGTTATCTCATCGAATCCCGGCAAGTACAGCGGTAGGCAAACGGCAGGACAGGTATACCGGATTGAATGTACACCTGCGATTGACTGTGTTGCTATCAGGCTGGTTTACGGAAACTGGTACACGGGCGGTACAGGGGAGACGCCCAATACCAACCCAATCCGCGTGAGGGCGCAAATCCGATTCACGACCGCATCCCCTCCTAACGACACGGTGGGCGATCCCGCTTATGACGTGCAATTCGGAGGGCGTGATGTGGTCTGGATCGGGCGGGGGAAACGCGCAATCTCTGACCCGATTTATGTACCCGTTCGGGCGGGACAGCGTTTTTTCATCCATAATTCCGTATCCGCAACCTGCCCTGCCGCTCCGTCTGCGCCATCGCTTTCCTCGTCCGGTAGCGGTTCTGCGCTCACGGCGTCTGCCTACGGGATCGCCCTGACCATCGTTTACCCGGATGGCGTCGAAAGCGCGGCGTCCTCTGCAACGTCCATTACGCCAACGGCGGGGCAGAACATCGTCATTACCGCTCCTACAACGGTTGCTGGCGCAATCGGGTATCGCGTCTGGTCTACGACGGCGGGGGGTTCCACCTATTACGATACAGGATTAGGCGTTATCGCTTTTGGGACGAACGCCAGTCTGCAACGATTAGATTTTACCTCCCAGATGGATCAGGGCATTGAGCGTGTCGATGTGTCGGGAGCGACCTATATCGTCTATGGCGGCGGTATCAGCGGCGGCACGGCAACGCGCACAGCGAACAATGGCGAGGGGATAGGGTTGCAGAGCATGGCTGATCTATCCCTGATACGCACGATCCTACCCACTGCCGCTGGTAACGTGTTCGCCCCGGCCGCCATTCTCGGTCTCTCCGCCACCTGTGCGCCGTCCGTTGCCATTATTGGAGATAGTATCAGCGTAGGGACGGGCGACAATGGGTTTGCGGCTCAAAAGGGCGGGTTCATGCAACGCGCCGTAACCGCCCAAATATCAGGATTACCCTACGATGCTTCCATCGTTCCCTACATGGGTCATGCATGGCTTGGGCAGGGTTCTGAGACAGCATTGCAGTTTGTACAGGCGTCAGGATGGAAGCGTTCACAAATCGCGTTTATGTCGCCCTATGTCTGGTCAAATCACGGCACAAATGATTTGTCGCTCGGTTCCGCTCCTCTGATAGCTTCTATTTACACTATTGCGCGAAGATTCACGGATGCAGGGCTAACGTATTATCACTCAACGATACTGCCAAAAACCAATAGCACGGACGCATGGCAGACAATTGCCAATCAATCATTGGCGGCGGCATCGTCGGAGGGGTATCGCAGGGCGGCAAACAACTGGATTCTGGACAGTACGGCGGCGGCGACCATCACGAACGAAACCATGTTCCGGGGTGGCGGCGGTACACGGGCGTATGGCGTCAGTAACGTCAATGGCGATGGTTCCGCGACGGATTTCGTTTCCGCCTATCCGTTCCTGACTGGTTCTGAGACCGTCCGTGTCAACGGCGTTGCCAAAACGCTCACCACCGATTACTCCTACCTGCTATCGGGAACGGTAAACGGAACGGTGTACATTTCTGGCGTTCGGTTCAACTCCGCTCCGGCGAACGGCGCAACGGTAACGATCACTTATACCAAACCGGCAGGGCTAAAAAACTCTGCGAATGGATTGCAGGGACTAACAAACAGTATTGACACCGGGGGGGTATTAGAGGTTGACGCATCAGGAACGGCGGGACTGAATGGGGGTTACTGGAAGCCGGGGGCAGGAACCACTGTCACCTCGTTTACGCCTACCTCTGTCGCATCAACGTCTGTTACTAATTCGGGCGCATCTTGGACGGTGAACGCCTATCAGGGATTGTGCGAGTATGTTTCCGCTGACCCGGTAACGACGGCGGCTATCGGGCAGATACGTTGCATCGATTACAACACGGCGACCCTGTTGCAAAATTCTAACGCATGGACGAACAACCCGTCCACATCCGCCACCATTCAGGTGCTGACGAGTTGCTACACGATAGACGGTACGCATCCGTCGTCGCAGGGGCATTTACTGATGGCGCAATTCGCCGCTTCTATCATTGCGGGGTTGAAATAATGTCAATAATCACCAGAGCGATATCCGCCAATTTAGGCGCATCCAAAACGGGGCAGGCGGCAAACCTGTATTACACCATCTATTCTACAGATGGCACGACAGTTTTGAAGGCGCGAAGCAATAGCGGTGTTGCGGAGCAGGGTAGTTCTGGTTCGTATCGTGCGGCAGTATCGTCCTGGGATACCACATGGGCGGGGTTTATCGTTTGGGACATTTCTGCAACTGTCATAACGATGGAATCCTTTGACGCCCTGTACAACACAACCGACATTTGGTCGGTTGTGATGTCGGACATTTCATCCATCCCTGCCATTACCGCTTCGGTGAAGGACGCTATCAACTGGCTTTTTGTGTTGGGCAGAAACAAGCGAACGCAGACGGCGACTACTGAGACAGTGTTTAAGGACGACGGGACGACAACGGCGGCGACTTCGACCAAGAGCGACGACGGCTCTGTTTTCACAAGGGGTAAATATTCGTAAGGAGCGTTTCTGATGGCGATTGACTCATCACTTAAGCGCTCCAGTTCGCTTCTTGACTCGGTAACACTGCCAAGCGGCAGTATCGGCGCATCGGTACGCCCTGCGCTTTTGGGGCAGTATCCGTTTGGGGTTATCCGTATTTCCAGTGTCAAATACAGAACTCTTAACTCTCGCTCTGGTTCTGATAGCGGTCTGATTGCAACGGCGTATCTACAGGATGGTTCACCGGGCGACACACTGACGCGGGCTACGTACCCCTCCAGTTTTCAGGACATTCAGGATACCTCCGCTTCTCCTGCGACAATCACGTTGTTGGGCGAAATTACGCTCAGTGATACATGGCTTTTAGGGGATTGGCAAGCAACCTACAACGCGAATTACAACTCGTCTCTCAACGGCGCTACAGGCACGAAGAGATTAGACTATAAAGACTCTACAGGTTCCTGGCAAACCGGAACGCCTGTTACCATAACGCTTCGTAATGGGATAAGCGTTTACGATACCGCAACAGGAAATGGGTCAGCGATAACAGGCGGCGTTCAGGCGATACGCTTTGCCCTCAACTTAACGCGCCCTAATAATGGTCAACCAACACAAGTCTCTCTTGACCTGTACGATTTCCGTGTATCGCTCAGTCCTCCTGCGCCCGTCTTAACGGCGAATTTCTGTTCTGCTGCCGGGACGAGTGTGAGTTTATCCTGGGCGACAGTTTCGGTTGCGGTGAATTACCGTGTCTACCGGGATGGAGCATTGGTCGCAACGGTTACTGCGCCAACGATTAGTTATGTTGCAACAAGTCAGAGAGTAGCGGAATCGCATACATGGACGGTGCGAACATGGGACGGGATCAGCGAATCTTCTAATTCCAATGCGGTCACCGGGGCGACATCTTCAACGCCAACGGTTACGCTTACCGGAACGCTTACTAAATGCGGTAAGTTCATCGACCTGACATGGACAGTGCTTCCGGTGGGCGACACGAACCTTACGGCAACGATTACCCATGCGTACCGGGACGCATTCGGGGCGTCTCAGAGCGATGCGATCTATAGCGGGTATGCAAGCGGGACATACACCTATACCCTGCGCTCATGGGAAATAGGCTTGGCTCAGACGTTTGTATTATCGGCATCGAACGCTTGCGGATCGGCAACGAGTACGCTTGTTGTTTCGCCGCTTTATTCGATGCTTGCGGATTGTTCTACGACGTATGTGACCTTGCCAGATTGTTCTACGACGTATACGACAGACGACCTTTAGGAGTTTCACCGATGCAAACAGATACCCTTCTTGAAAACTCTTTTAACGGTCTGGATGCTTCTACGCCTCCTGAACTTTTGCCTCCGGGGTTTTTGACGCAATGCGATGATGCGGTATTTGTAGGGCATTTGGGAGACGGGGGTCATTTACAGACAAGACCGGGGATGCAGGGGGTATGGTCTGCGGCGATAGCGACGAACAAGTATATTGCGGCAGGGACAACGTTTCGGGACGCAAACGATGATCAGTATTATGTGTTTGTTGCAGGAGCGACGGCGACCAGTTCCAACGGGGTTCTTTATTACTGGAAGAAGGGGGATTCTTCTCCTACGCTTGCGACGAACTCAACGGGCGTTACCTGGAAGTGTGACAAGGTTCAACTCATTCGCGGCAATGACTATGTCTTTATCTGCGGCGGGGCATCGGACGGCAAAGTATACCGTTATATTCCTGCGGGGTCTGTAGAGGGCATTACAGGGGCTACAACGCCCTCGTACACGGTATCGGATTCGCTGACGAACAATCAGGTAGTTTCGTTCAGCAATGCAGGAAGCCTTGTTAATGATACGCTTTCCGCTTCGACCATCACGGTCAGTAACTCTAAATTCGCAGGAGGCAAACCGCAAGGTTCAGGCGTCACCAATAATATCTTTGATGACCAGACAGGCGGGTCAAGCGTCTGGTATGTCAACAACTCGCCGACAGGCGTCGAGCTTGCCACCAACCAAACGTTGACCACTACGACGGGAACGGCGTACAGTTCAGGGAACCAGTCAACGGGAGGGTGGGTCAGGCTTGACGCGACGGGCGACAACATCATCACCAAGACGGGTTCCGAGTACAGCAACGTTACGGTGTTCACGCCGACAACGGGAGAATCGGTCACTCGGTATGCGACTCACTTCCGCGTCAACTTCCAGTACATCGCCTCCTTTGCCACCAACGCCGTCACGGTGACGTTGTACGCCTGTGATAGCGGAGGAACGGTAAAGGCGTCTGTTCCGGCTCAATTCACAACGGCGACGACAGGTTCAGCGGTTCTGGCGTCGGTGTATTTCTCGTTCGCCAACATTATCGCCGATACCGTGCCTGTGAAATTGAAAGTGGGGTTTCAGAACTCAGGTTCCGGCGCGGGAGGTTCTACTAACGGTCCTTATATTACCGAAGTTGATATAGTTCCTGTCGCTCCCCCAACGCCTATTTTGTCTAATAGCGGCGTTCAGTTCTTCGCGCATGGGGCGACGGTCTATCCAGGCAGTTATGCAAGGATTGGCAATCAGCACATCAGTTACAACTATTTTGTTGCGGTTGGCAGTACGCTTAATTTTTCAAATTACACACAGATTGCCATTTCGTATTCTCCTTTGATTCAGGGATTGCAAACGCCCCGTATCAGAATGCGGTTTCGCAACACGTACAACGGCAACTATGTAGACACGGCGGAACTGACGCCCTACATTGACTCCACTGGACGCCAGTACCTGACAGCAAACCTTTCAGGACTGTCCGATAACCTCGGAGGATCATCATCTACCATTCTTGGCGCAATCAAGATCATTGACTTCTATGCGGTAGACGATGTGCCGCTGCCGGGAGTATCGGCAAATGGGCAAGCGGTGTTCCAGATCGGTCCCATCTTCAATGCCGGGAACCTCACGCCGAATCTGACGTACACTTACGCGATTCGGGAAAAGGCGGCGAGTACGAACTACCTGTCGCAAGCGATATATGCCTCGCCGGGTCTTACGCCAACGCAGGTACAGGCGACATCGCAACTCAACTTCTCTGCGACTCCTCCGGTGAATGCCGGGGCGACGACGGAGGTATGGCGCTCTGGAGGAACATTCACCGATGGTCTGTACCGAAAGGTAGCGGAGATCAGTTCGGGAGGGTCACTTGCGTATGGTTCCTCGTATTGCACCTACGCTTCAAAGGCTCTCACGGACTCAACGCCAGATACGGCGCTGATTGGCGCGATAACGATGGTTGACCATACCGCGCCGGACTTCGGAGGAACATGGGGGTATGCGGTTTCTGTTGCCGTGTTCGCGCAACGACTCGCGGTTATCACGCAACCTAATAGCGGGACAGGGAACTCGTCTATCTATCTATCTCAGGTGAACACCGGAGGGGAATTCGGTCTTTATTGGGATACGGTAAACGACATTACGAGCGCCAACCTTATCAATCAGGGGTATTACAGGCGCATATCAGGCAATGAAAACGCCTCGTCGGGTCAATCGGCGGTACGCATTATTCCGTTCCAGCAAAGCCTCATCGTCCTCTTTAAGGATATGCTTGCTATCCTGCGAGGCTCGTACCCCGGTAACTTTGAATTGGTGAGATATGCCGGAACGACGCAGCGGGGCGCGATCAACGCCAATGCCTGTATGGTGTTTGGGAACCTGCTGTACTTCTTGTCGGAGGACGGACTTCGGACATGGGATGGCGATCAGATAGGCAAAGCCTCGCAACTCATAGACCGTGCCTTAAACCCGCAAGCGACACTGACAGGCGCTCCTATAGACAAGGCGGCGTACTCTCAATCTTCGTTGTTTTCTCATGCAGACCGTCTGTATCTTGGCGCTCCGTTCACCGCTTCAGACTCGGCGACGGCAGGAATCTATGTCGTTGACCAGACCGCAGGAGGGCGCTGGCTCCGCTGGAAAAAGACGGGTGTGACCGGAGGGTTCACCTTCTCGTCGGCAAGCGACCAGAACGACTTTTATGTGACCGGAGGGTTAAACGACGGCATGATCTACAAGGTGACAGGCGGCGCGTATGGCGACAAGGCGACCTCTAACGCATCAGAGACGGCAGTGACGATGTCGGTTGCGACCAGATGGCTTGCGCCGTTCCCCTACGAGGTGAGAGGGGAGAGAATGGGTTTCGCCTGTGAATCTTCGGGCGCTTCACCATCGTTGACCTTAACGGCGATAGCGGATGGCGATACATCGAATCAGACGCAGGTAGTTTACACAGGCAATGCGGGTAACAACGATATCGGCAGACAGAAGATAAAGCCCTGCACGAAGGGCAGATACATTGCGTTAGCGTTTTCTGCAACGCCAGGAACCGCAACCAACTTCTGCACCTTACGCCGATTGCAATTGATGATTACGGTCAATCGTCAAATTTAATCTTCAACAAATTCAGGGGTTTTATCATGCCGGAATACAATGTCAGGAATCCGAGACAGGGTGACTTCGACGCCGACATCAACGCCTTGAAAGCGGCAGATAGTCAATTGTTGGCAAGGATTGCCGCGATGGAACGCGCCAACGCGCAACCGTCTCCGGCGGTGACCAACACTAATAATTATGTACAGGCATCTTCTTCTTCGGGGTTGACTTCGGTAAGCCTTGCAATGCCTTCGCAGTTTACCCTTGATAACTCTCCGTTGACGACGAATGGCGTTATCACCGTTTCTCTGGCTTTTCAGGCGGCGAACCTTTTATGGGCGTCTCCCGATGGCGCAAGCGGTATTCCAACGTTCCGCAGTCTTGCCTTAGCGGATATCCCGAACGGACTGATTACGAACACAAAACTATCAGCGACGGGAACAGCGGATAGCACAACGTTCTTGCGCGGAGACGGGGCATGGGCGACTCCTGCCAGAGCTTTTCCGATAAATGGGGTGACTGCTTTATCGGGGGGCAGCGGTTCTTCTTACACGTATACGCTTTCGACATCGAATAAATGCTATGACATCTCCTCAAGCGCCGTCGTCACTATCGTGACATTACCTGCGATGTTGGTTGGGGAGGTTGTGATGGTAACGAAGGTATCGTCTGGAACTTACCAGTTTGGCGCTTCTTCGGGTCAGACATTGACTCCTTCTACGATATCTATCACTGCCGCTTCTGCGACATTGACTTTTGTCTGTGTCAATACCAACGATGTAAGACACATGGCGACAATATAAACCTGAGAGAGAAAAGGAATCACAAACATGGGAAATCCGTACATTGGGGATCAAAAACAACAAGCGCAGATGGCTTCTGGCATTGGGAACCAGTTCAAGGATGCAGGGGAATCGGCATACGGGCAGTATCAGCAGTATCGCCCGCAAGCAGACAATGCTATCTCCGGTCTTGCCTCGCTTTTAAGCAAGCGAACCTATGCTCCAACGTCTCAGGAAACCGCTTCGTTTGTGAATCAGAATACGGGCAATATGCAGGACGCTTACAATCGGCAGATGGAGCAGTTAAGAAACCAGATTCCTAATGGGGGAGGCGATTCTTTCACGGCAGGTCAGGGAACCATTTATGCGTCCCAATTGGCACGGGCGTTAGGGGGAGCGCAGAACGATGCGTCCAACTACTACAATCAGCGAGCGGTAGACTCGGCGAACCAACTGCAACAGTTACTCTCTGGTAATGCACAGCAGGGCTATGGTAATGCGATGGGCGCATACGGCAACGCGCAGAGCGCCTATGGCAATGCGGGGGGTATGTACGGCAATATGGCGAACGCATGGCAACAGCAGGAGAACCATAAAATAGATCGCTGGACAAACCTGTTAAGCGGTGCATTGCAGACCGGGGCAAGCCTGTACGGTATGGGCGGTATGAAACAACAAACGCAGTCTAAACCGCTTTGATTTAACAGAGAGAAAAGGGAATCACACTAATGGCAAAACCTCCTGCAAAAAAACCAAATACGGGTCTTGATCCTGTGCCGCCGCGAAGTCAATGGATACCGATACCTGCAAGTCAAAGCGGTCCTGCAAGTCAACGTTTAGGCGCGGGTCCTTATGATCCGCTTCTTGGTATGTTCCAACCAAAGGGGTATGCGCGTCCGACATTGAACGATTTGACGGATGAGCAACTTATCCCGATTGCACCGTCTCCCCCTACGAACGAACCTTTCCCATTAGTGCCGGGATTCCATATGGGTCAATCCGTATCACCGGGTTATTACCCCGACAATCCAGTGTCAACCGAATCTTCTCGGAATGGCATGATAGCGGTTGTCCCTAATCCTGCCCCTCCTGCGCCTGTGAGTAACAATTACCAGAATGACGAATTAGAATCGCTTCGCAATGAGGATTATAAGTATCCGGTTCCTCGTAACATGATTCGGAATCCGGCATTGACGCCGCGTGATTTCAGGGGCGATGCGAAGCGGGGCTTGATTGCCTCTGGCGTTGCGGCATTGCTGGGAGGATTGCTTGGCGGCGGTCAGGGCGCTCTTGCAGGGCTTGCGGCAGGCGGTCAGGGTGCAATGCAGGGATCGGATGCGCGGGAGCAAGACCGATTGCAGAACTACAACGCGCAAGTACAGGATATCCAGAACGCGAATCAGGTAGCGGCACAGGACTACCAGAGACAGTATCAGCAAGCGGCGAACCGGGAGAATTTGGGCATTAAGAAGGTAACCGCTCTGGAGCGCTCTATTGCCGAAAAAGAGAAAAGAGAGAACGGCATCAGAGACGATGAACGGGCGATGGTGATAATGCTTGCCCAGATGACTCCAGAGGCTCGACAAGCGTATCTTGCGGGCAATCCTGCAATTTTGCAGAAGTATCCGGGGGCGGGCGCTTTTGCCAAAATCCCGGCAAAGTCACCAGATCAATTGAAGTATGAGGCGCAAGTCAAGCGATTGCAGTTAGAGATTCCTATCCATGAAAGGACAATGCAAAACCCGAACGCTTCTATTGAAACAAAACAACAAGCGGGCAACAGGCTAAACCAGATCATGAAGGCGCTGAATCCCAGCGCATTGCCAATAAATTACAATTTCAAAGCAAACGACGAAATGACTCCGTATCAGAAAGCGGAGATTGCATTGCGTCAAGCCGATGCCGATCGACAAGCGGCGACTACGGAGGCGGCAAGAAAGAATGCCGACAGGACTTATGAGCTTGCGTTAAAACGATTCGAGTATGAGAAAAGCAAAAAGCCGGGCGCTTCCTTCCGTGACCCGGTAACAGGATTGACGCCATCTGAAATTTTTAAAGTTAATGATGAAATTGATGGGATGGAGAGCATTTTAAAGGCGGGCGGATATAGAAAGAATGGCGTTTGGCACACTCTCCTTCCTGAAGAAAAAGATCAAATGCAAGGGTTGGTCGATACAAAACGATCGAGATTGAACCCTAATTCTCCCAAAACCAAACCTGATGTTCCTTTAGGATTCCCTGTCACGATTCCTTCAAACGGCAAACCCCTTGTTAAAAACCCTACAGGCGGTTTTATTTACGATACCCCCGGTAAAAATAAGGCTACTCCTCCTCCTGCCTTGACACAAGCCCAAAAGGATGCTATTCCCCGCGATGCTAAAAAGATGAGAGGGGCGGTTGGTTTAAGTTCGCCAACTCCTCCTCCGTCACGGAGCAGTAATTCACGTTCTTCTTTGACTGGCAAGGTCACAACCAAATCGGGAAAAATTGCCGAATTCAAAAGGATTCCATAAATGCCTGACTATGAAATCAAAGACCCTGCTACCGGGGCGAAATACCGAGTTTCTTTTAACCAAGAACCTTCCAAAGAAGACATAGCGGATGCGGCAGAAAAAGTGTTTGCCTCGGCAAAAACCCCAACCGCGCCTAAGCCTCCGCAAGCAAAGCAGATCAACATTACGGATTTTAGACATCGTGAGGATGCGGCTCTTTCCTCGTATCCCGATGCAGGGAAAGCGGAACAACAGCGCCGCCTTGTAGATTCCTACCCTTCTAAAACTACTCCTGCGCCTGTTAGGAAGAATGCGCCTGTTAGAAAGACGGCAAGTAAACCTGCGCCTCAATCGCCGCCGATGAGCATTACAGATTTTAGACGGCGTGACAATACTGCTATTTCCAATGGGGGCAAGTCTTACGCAGATGTACAGGCGAGCGCTCCTGTCAAGACAGATTTTTTCGGCAATGCAATCCCCGATGTTTTAGGAACGCCTTACGCCAATAACGCACAGGCATTACGGAAGACTGCGCCAAATGTCCCAACTGTTGCGCCTCCACGCAAAAACGAGTTAGGCGCATTGGGGTATTTGGGCGATGCAATCTTGAACGCTCCAAATGCTATTGCCCGTAACTTCGCGCTTTCCCTATCGCAGATGGAACAGTCTCGCTTGAAGAAAAATGGTTACACGGCGGCGGCGAATGAAGTGTTTGACCAGACAAATCCCCTTGTCGCCAAAGACCCGACACAGGTATATTTGGACTCCCAATTACAAGACTACCCGGAGCTTGCAAAAGCGGCGGCATCAGGTTATGCAGGCGGCGCGGTTCTTGGAAAAGTCGGGGGGGCGTTTGGTCCGGTGGGGGCGCTTGCGGGAACGGTTCTCGGTAGCGCAGGCGGCGCGATGCTTGGTCCGAAGGGTATTGATGCGGCGGCGGGCGCAATGATGGGCAACTCCTACGACCCGGAGGTTGCCGACCAGTACCGCCAGCGGCAGGAAAAAGCCAATGCAACGGCTCCCGGCGCGGCGGCAGCAGGAAAGATCACGGCGCTTGCCGTTGCGTTTGGGTTGAACCCGGCGCAAGCGGTGCGTAACTCGAAATCCGCTTATGGCGCAATCGCGGCAGGAAAAACGCTGATGGCGGCGGCGAAGGCGCGAGGAGTTTCGCCACTTGCCATGTATAACGCGGCGATAGCGGGAAGGGCGGCTCCAGAGTACGTCGCGGCGGCGCGTCAATTTGCCAAAGGTTTTGAAGCGGCGAGCAACGTCGGATTGAATGTAGGATTGTCCGTTCCTCCTGCGATAGAAGCGGCAAAGAACCGTGATCCGTATATGGCAGCAGAAGCCATTGCGGGCGCTCTTGCAGGACGGGCGCACGGCGGCGTAGAGGCTCCATTGCCCAACATGGCGGGAGATGTCGCTCCGTTTAGATTTTCAGTTCCTCGCGGCAAGTCACTGCTTGATTTAAGTACTGGCGGCGCTCCTATGATGTTGCGTCCTCCTTTTTCGCGTCCCGATTCTAAAAGATCACCGCTTGACCTTGCCGGAGTAGACCCTTCCAAGTATTCATTGCCGGATGTGCCAGGATTGCCAATGATGCCGGGTGCGAAGAATCCTGACACAACAATAATTCCGAATCGCCTTGTAGACAAGAGTCCGTCTCCGCTTCGTCAGGGAAGCGCCTCGCCTTCTCGAAATGTTCCGTCAGCGCCGGGTATCAGATTGAATCCGGTAGGGGAATTGTCTGCTCCGAACAAACCGGGCACTCCTACCGTGCCAGGTCTTGATTTGTCGCCCAAACCTCCTGCCGCTAAACCTGCTAAGACGGAACCTGCTAAGACGGAACCCGCCCAAGAAGTAAGCAAGACGGAACCTGCTAAGACGGAGAATCCTGCGTGGATGAAGGATAAGGAAAGTTACGCACGGTCTGTTGGCGCATCAAAACCTATTATAGGAACGGATGTATCCGCATATCAATTAAGCAGAATGTCGGAAGCGGAACAATCTCGGCGTCTAAAACAAAAATTTGCCTCTAATGCAATTGCTCGAGAGAAATATAACTCAGCCATTGCTGATTGGGAAAGTATTGTATGGGAAAACTACCTTGCAGGTAAGTTTAAGTCAAGCGATGTTTTTGATAAAGACGCCTTTTATGTGCTTAGTGGCAAAGGTGTTTTTGACAAAAGTCCTTTCAAAATTTCGCAAATGTCAGAAAATAAGCGTTCTGAGTATTTAGATAATGCTGACAATCAATATCGTTCCAAACCTGCCCAAGAAGTAAGCAAGACGCCCTCCAAACCGGAGGGCGTTGCTGTTTCTGAACCGGCAAAGCCTGTTGTGGAAGGCATTGACTCACTTACTCCTGCTGACAGAAGAAATCTCCCAAAGACTTACATGGATTTTGACTCTTTGGAATCCGCGCAAAAATTTGCCGATGAAGTCAATCAAGAGGGGGGTATTGCTATAGCGCGAGGTAAACAGGTGGAGTTTACCTCAGAATTTTATATTTCACGCGAAATAAAAATTCGTGCGTCACGAAACGCTGGAAACACGCACCTTGACCAAATTCCCGCTTATGTCGAAGATATGAGAGGGAAAAGAATATATTCCGTCCATGACCCCAAAGTCAAAGGGCAGGTTATCACCGTAGATAACAACGGGAACGTATATGTTCAATGGCTGGACAAATATTCCCAAGAAAAAGAATTTGCAACTCCCATGAGAATCGGCAAAAAGGAGATAATGCAAACAAGTCTTGGCAAAACGGACTTGAGAGATTACGTAGTCGACAAACGCAACACTGCATCTGAATCAAATAAATCCCCAAAATCGGCAAAGTCTACCTCCCGCCTTGACGCCATCGAGTCCGACGCTCGCGCCAAGATCGACGAGATCAAGCAGCGGAAGAAGGGCGCAGGTATCGCATTCCGTCCCGAAGATGAACCAGAGTTAATTGCGGCGTATGCCAAACTTGGCGCGGTCAAGATTGCTAAGGGCGCTATCAAGTTCAATGAATGGCGCAAGCAGATGATTGACGAGCATGGGGAGTCAATCAAGACGTACTTGCGGGAGATATGGAAACAATCCAATGAGATTCATGCCAAAGAAGGCTTTGCATCTAAAGACAAAGCGATATTGTACTCAAAATTCACACCAGATGATAGGTACGATGTTGACTTTCTGATTAGTGTTGGATTAGAGGAGATGCAGGATAACCCCGGCATAACCCGCGATGAGTTTGACCGGATTATGCGACGGACAGACCGCCGTACTTTTGACAAAGACCCCGACACTTTTTGGGAAGCGGTCAAAATCGAGCATCAAAGAGGCATCGAAAAAGATGCATGGATGGATGAGCCTATGAGCAAAGAAGAATTTGCTCGTAGGATCAAAGTAGAAAACGAAAAAGAACTTCAAGAGGAAAGAGATCGTAATTATGTACCAACGTTTGAGCAGGTGTTGGAGCAACATAAGCGGGAAAAAGAGGAGTTAAAACGGGATCAAACCGCAAAAGGCATTGTGCAAACGGGCAAGGAAAACTTCCTTAAATCCTTAGAATCGGATCAGAACCTGTCTCCTGCCGCCAAGAAGGTAGCAAAACTGTTTGTTGATACATTGCCAACTCCCGCTTTTGACTTTGTTCGCCTTTCCAACACAGATCAAACCGCAGGTGACAGCAATGCATCTGGCGTAAAAGCGTCTGGTTTTTATGTCTTGAAACATCCATTAGAAACGGCAAACTCCGTTGTGTACTTGTCCAAAGTAGGCGCAGGTCAAGAGGATGTTACTCCTCATGAAATCGCTCATCACCTATCATTCTTGTTACCCGGCGAAGAACGTTCATCGTTACACAATTACTTTGCTGATTTAGTGGGCAACGAAAATATGAGAGCGGAATTATACCGCAAATTCCCTGGATCAGATTATGACTTGAAAGACTTGTTCAACGAATGGGTTGCCGAAGGCATTCGCAAAGAAATCATGCTTCAGGTTGGGAAAGGCGGGAAATTAAACGCGAAAGAAACCCCGCAATCTTACCTTGAATATCTTGGGATGACCGCCCCTGCGCCGAAAGTCAAACCTACATGGCAAGATAACTTGAAGCGAATAGCAGAGAACATCAAGGAGCGAGAGGCAGACGCTAAATTACCTTTATCGGAACGCCTTCAAAAACAAGTCAAAAAGGCTTTTGGTCGCCTTGTCGATATGTTGCGGAACGTGCTGTCGAAACAGAAAGAAAATGTTTCGCCGTCCCGTTTTGCGCGTACCGTCGAAATTATTATGGGCGGCAAAGACTTGTCGTACAGACCAGAGGAGTTTGTTGACGAAAACGGCAAAGCAAAAGACGCTTTCTATGGACCGCTATACAGTAACGCAAAAACTGCTGGTGAGTCCAGAGGAATGGAAAAGCCTTACGGAGTCGCTTTTTCTAAGTCACAACCAAACTCCCGTCTGGAGCAATTGGAAGCCATTGAAAGCCGTATTCAGGCGCGTTTGTCGGACAGACTGAAGCGCGAACTCGGCAAGGGCATTGTGATGTCTGACCCGTTTGGCGCGATGACTGCCGCACGGTTTGCCAAGTTCTTACCCGATTTGGCGAAACTGATGGCGGTGAAGATGGCGAAGGGCGCGGTGAAGTTCGGTGACTTTGCTAACGAAGCAATCAAGTCATTCGGCGAAAAAGTCAAACCGCATCTGGACAAACTGTATCAGGACGCTCGTTCCCAATATGTGTCTCAGTATTCACAGCGCAATACGCCAGAGGAAGTCAAGCAAGCGAATCAGGCATGGCAAAATCGCGCAGAAGCGGCAAGGAAGTATTACGAGAACCAGAGCAAACTTCCTGAAGAAAAACAATCACCGTTAGCAAAGGCGATTGCCGCAGGTAATAGCAGTAAGACGCCCGTAAACCCGCTTGCGCGACCCGTACAGGCTTCGCAGACTGTCGCGGGACAGAATACGCCTTCCGCTACGGAAAAGGACAAGGAAGCGGCAAAACCTCTGGACAACTTGATTGACACGTTTGCAAAAGCGGGCGCGTTTAAAAACGATGCTGAGCGCAAAGCGGTCAGAGGTCTGTGGGAACAAAGGGCGAAAACATGGGCAAAAGAAACGGGCAAACCTGCCGAGCAGTTTTATGCCGGAATAAAAACAAAATTAGACCAAATGATTCCGGATTTGGGTCTTGCACAGAGTGACGATAGTGGTAAGATAGAAAACAGGAATTCCAGCCAGCAGACGAAGTCGCCTTTAGCGAGTGTCAGAAACCTCGCTGGAATTTCTAATTCCAAGACTACACGCGTTGGATTTACTATCGCAGACCAAGCCAAAGTCGGTACGGTCACACTGCCCTCCGGCGCTACCTTTGAAACGCAGGGAGGACCCTTCTACCATCTCCCCGGTTTTGACCCAAACGCAAAAGATAGCGATAACGCATGGGCTTCAAGCGAGCAAGGTATCTCTGACGCCCACCATGAACGCGCCGCCCAAGGCGCAAATCTTCATTTTTCAATCAATAATCGGATGGAAAATGTTCTTGGTTCTCACAGCAATATCGCCATTCGCGGGGAAGTGGAACACGCTCTTAAAAGCGGGAATATCCCTGCTGAAGTATTGTATGACTACATCGTCAAGAGGGTTAAACAGGGACAAAACTCATTCCGATATGGAAACAATTGTTTGATTCCTGAAGTATAATGGTTCGGGAGGTTGGCGACAATTTCCGGTGTCAGGGAGAAAGGGGGGGCGCTAATGGCGATTATCATCACGGTGACAGCGACGGAGATTCTGAAACTGTGTCGGCT